ATTGAGCGTAACACCACCAAGGTGAGGGTATTGAAGAACCGCTACAGTGGACAGACTGGTCCTGCTTGCAGCTTGCTTTATAACAAAGACACTGGCAGAATGTTTGAGGTAGCAGATACTATGGAGGGAATGATGCTATGAAACAGTGGGACGATCTTGATGATTCCATCATTGGACAAGCTTCCATATGGAATGGCAATAAGAGAGTGGAGGTCTTGGTCTACGATGCTGACAAGATGATTAAAGTATTTGTGGACAGAGATGGTATGTCTGAAGAGGAAGCCAATGAATATATTCTCTTCAACATTGAGGGTGCATACATAGGAGAGGACACACCTGTACTGGTGTGGCAAAGATATGACGAGTGATGGTGGAAAGGGACATACTCAGCGTCCCAAATCAATAGCTGATGAAGAGTGGGCTACTAGGTGGAATGCCATCTTTGGTAAAGATTCATTAGAAGATTACAAACAGTCGGTAGATGTTAACAATCTCCGACAAAATGATAAGGACAAGGACGATGATCTTCTTAGACATAGAGACAAACCTGAAACATGACACCATTTGGTTGTGTGTTACTAAGCACAACACCACTGGTGAGGTGAGGCACTGGCGGGAAGCCGACACCTTGCAGCAATACTTAGAAGGTGAGCAAGTGGTAGGCCACAACATCATCGGCTTTGACGCACCCATACTAAATAAGGTATGGGGTGTTGTCATTCCTGACAACAGCCTAGTGGATACCCTAGTAATGTCACGGCTGTACAAACCTGACATTGAGGTGGTGCTTCCTAAGGAAGGCAAAGCCCCTACACTACATAGCCTAGAGGCGTGGGGCTATCGCTTAGGTAGTTACAAGATTGGTTTCACTGACTTCGACAGTGGATGGTCAGAAGAGATGGCTACTTATTGTGAACAAGATGTTCAACTTTTAGAAAAACTGTACAACTTTCTAACAATAACCATGACGAAGGAAGGGTTTTCCACACAAAGCATTCAGCTTGAGCATGAGGTTGCCATCATCTGCCGTGGCATGGAGAACAATGGCTTCATGCTAGACATGGAAAAAGCTATGGTGTTGAATGCCACACTCAGTGGACGCATGTCTGACATTGAAGAAGAAATGCAGAAGGTGTTCCCTCCCATTGTTGAGCAACGCTTCTCTGAGAAGACAGGCAAACAATTGAAGGACAAAGTAACCATCTTCAATCCCGGAAGTAGGCAGCAGATTGGTGACAGGCTTATCAAGCTAGGATGGAAGCCAACTAAGATGACCCCAACGGGTCAACCTATAGTGGATGAGGACACTCTAAAGGGTGTTGTGTTCCCAGAGGGACAAATAATTGCTGAGTACTTAATGATTCAAAAGCGTGTAGCTCAGATCAGCAGTTGGCTTGAGCTAGTGGGTGACGATGGTAGGGTGCATGGTAGGGTAACTACCAATGGTGCTGTCACTGGTAGAGCAACACACAGTAGCCCTAACATGGCACAGGTTCCTGCGGTGGGTAGCCCCTTCGGTGCTGAGTGCAGAGAGATGTGGCGTGTACCTAAGGGGTACAAGCAGGTAGGTGTGGACCTATCAGGCATTGAGCTTCGCTGCTTAGGCCACTACCTGAATGACCAAGAGTGGATGGATGAGTTGCTTAAGGGTGATATCCACTGGTTCAATGCACAAAGCTTTGGCTTGGTAGAACGAGGCACTGTTAAGGACGATAACAATCCTGAGCATAAGAAGGCTAGGAACACTACCAAGACTCTGACATATGGTGTGTTGTATGGTGCAGGTGCAGCCAAGGCGGGTAGTATCGTAGGTGGTAACAGTAGCAGGGGCAAGAAACTTATTGATAGTTTTATCAATAATACTCCCGGCCTTTCTGCCTTGAAGAAGAAGATATCTAGGCTGATGGCTAAGGGTCACCTCCCTGCACTGGATGGACGCAGGGTGTGGGTTAGATCTGAGCATGCTGCCTTGAACACATTGCTGCAAAGTGCAGGTGCTATCATTGCTAAACAGTGGTTGATTGAATCAACAAAGCTGTTGCAAGAGAAGGGAATAAATGCTAAACTGTTAGCGTTTGTTCATGACGAAACACAATGGGAAGTGAGAGAAGATCAGGCAGAGGAAGCAGCTAGGCTCATAGAGCAAGCAGCAACTAAAGCAGGAGAGGCTCTTAAGTTCCGTTGCCCAGTGGATGCCGAAGGAAAGATTGGCAACAACTGGCGTGAGTGCCACTGACGTTACTAGTGGGTTTTTATATTGGAGAAAATTATGACTGAAGAAAAGAAAGCTATTAAGCTTAAGGCTGATTTGTTCTGGTGTCAACACACTAAGATTAATGAGATGTCTGGTAAGTTCCAGTTGAACTTATGTAATCTGTCTGATGCTGCTGTTGAAGCATTAGAAGAGATGGGCATCAGTGTTCAGACTGGTGAAGACAAGAAGGCTGACATGGGCAGGTACATCACTTGCAAATCAGAGAAGCCTATGCGTGTCTTTGACATTGACAACGATGAGATTACTGAAGCAATTGGTAATGGCAGCAAAGCCAAAGCCTTGGTGTCTTCATACTCTTGGACATACAAGAACAAGAAAGGTGTTAGCCCTTCATTGAAGAAGCTGGTTGTCACTGAATTGGTTGAGTATTCTGCAGCTAGTGGCATCAGTGCAGACGATGAGGATGTGCTGTAAATGAAAGCCCTGTTCGATAGCGACATCTTCGCTTATCGAGCAGCATCTGCATGTGAGGACGAAGACGAAGCAACGGCACAGCGTACACTGGATCGTTTAATCGTTGATGTTCTCATGTGCGGTGTTGACACCCTCTATCCTGATTGCTTCGTGGATAGTTGGAGCATGCACCTAACAGGTAAGAACAACTTCCGATATCAGATAGCCACCACTGTACCCTACAAAGGTAATAGAGTGGATAAGCCTAAGCCTAAGCATCTAGCTTTCCTTAGAAATTATCTAGTAAAAGAATGGGGTGCTTCTATATCTGAGGGTCAGGAAGCTGATGACACCATTGCCATTGAAGCTACAAAGCTTGGTGACAATTGTGTCATTGTGTCTTTAGACAAAGACTTAGATCAGATTGTTGGTTGGCATTACAACTTCGTTAAACATCTAGGCTACTACATCAAACCAGAGGAAGCTCTGGTCAAGTTGTACACGCAGATGCTGACAGGTGATGCTGCTGATAACATCAAAGGATTGTTCCGTGTTGGTCCAGTGAAAGCAGCCAAGATACTTGGGGACACAACAGATGAACTTGAGCTATACAACAAAGTGTTGGAAGCTTACGAGGGTGATGCTGAGCGTGTGTTAGAGAATGCTCAGCTTCTTTTTCTACGAAGATATGAAGGACAGATATGGACTCCTCCACAAACTTAAAACCAAATGACATTGCACTAATCCTTCGTCCTACTATTGTGGATGGGAAGTATACAAACAACTTTCAGGTGTTAGTCAGTGGCTTTGGACCACTCACTATCAGTGAAGATGATGTAAATAATTTAATTGGTATGGCTACGATATTGGCATCAGTGATACCACACATGGAAGAAGATGAAGCACTTGCTAACAAGCTTGTTGAGTATTGTGGCAAGATGTTTGGTGATGTTGGTGACTTCTTTTATAACGCAGATCATGACAGCTTTGGTGATAATAGTTTTACCATTGACACCAAGACAATTGGAGGCATCCAATGAATGTAGATGACACATTGATACAACGAGGTGTTAGATATGGCAACTACAAAGAAGATGTGTCTAGGGTTTCACAAGCCCTGAAAGAAACTGTCAGGTCTGGTGCTGAGTGGAAAGAGATGGATGATGATATGAAGGAAAGCCTTGATCTCATCTGTAACAAAATCTCTCGCATTGTGAATGGTGATCCTTGGTATCATGACTCATGGCATGACATCATTGGCTATGCTAGGTTGGTAGAAGAACGATTGGAACAATTATGATAGCTGTCGATATCAACTTAAAAGTTTTATTCAAACCTGAAGACCTACCAAATGTTTACCTAAATGAGGAAGTGCTGAGTGAAGCCATCACTGAAAACTTAACTGCTTCGTTGGAACGAATGGATGCTAAAGATATTATCTTTCGTTTCGTTGATATTGAAGGACTAGAATGAATGTTAATTCAGTAACCATTAGAGAAGCCAGTAATGGCTTTGTTGTTGAGCATGTAGCTGAGGGAGAGTTCGATAAGTACCAAACTGAGTTTGTTGCTTTAGATGTTGACGAAGCTTTACTAATTGCTAGAGATTTATTTGTGCATTACGATGCTGCTGACATGTCGCATATAGTAGATACACCAATTGGCAGATAAGAAAAGAAACGGTGGCGAGTGGACTGACTCTAGGTTCAGAAGCTTCGTCACCTCTGCTCTTCGTGCTGCGTCTAGGCGTTGGCCTCCTAAGTACAAGGCTCTTAAAGAAGCCTTCGTTGGTAGGAAGACTAACAAGAAGACAGGCAAGTTGGCAATGCATTACAAATGTGCTAAATGTAAGAAGCACTTTGTTGCTGCTGATGTACAGGTAGATCATATACTCCCTGTAGTATCACCAACAGAAGGCTTTGTTAGTTGGGACTTGTTCATTGATCGTATCTTCTGTGAGATAGAAAACCTGCAAGTGATGTGTAAACCCTGTCACAAAGTGAAGACAGAACTAGAGAAAGCAGAAAGGAAAAAGAAATGAATGTTGAAATGTTAGAAGAACATGATGATGGTAGTGCTACATATCAATTCGATTTAAATTGGGAAGAGCGTAACCTCCTACTCAATCTCGGTATAATTACAGCACTTAAGAATGGCGTTAATGAAGGAGCTAAATATGTCGGTAACACTGATCTGGGCAACCCCGAATGCGGAACACCTGATAGCGTACATGGCGAGGGTGAGCAACCCTGAGAATCAGGACAGTCCTGACACAGCACCTAAGCTGCTGAAGTATTTGATGGACAACAAACATTGGAGTCCATTTGAGATGGTGAATGTGTGCATGGAAATTGAAACCACCCGTGACATTGCCCGTCAAATCCTGCGACACAGAAGCTTTAGCTTCCAAGAATTCTCACAACGCTATGCCATTTCCTCACGCTATGAAACCAGTGAGGTAAGGCTGCAGGATAATAAGAACAGACAGAACTCAATCCCTGTACAAGACCGTGAATTAATGGCGGTGTGGGATGAGCTACAGACAGATGTTTTGGTGGCTTCTAGGCGGTCCTATGAGGCTGCATTGAGCCTTGGCATAGCTAAGGAGGTAGCACGAAAGGTGTTGCCTGAAGGACTAACCACCAGTAGAATGTACATGAACGGTACACTGAGAAGCTGGATGCACTATGTTGATATTCGTTGTGACAAAGCAACACAGAAAGAACATCGTGATATAGCAGACCAATGTAAGGTAGTGCTAACAAACTTATTTCCATCCTTGTTTTAATAGAGCAAGCAGTAGTCATCTGAGGTATAACTACCTTTCCTTTCGGGAGCTTCGGCTCCCATTTTTTCCACCATTTCAGGAGTATTTTTATGGCAAAGTTTAAGGTCAGCATTGACCTGTCTCGGGATAGTTTGTTTGATGAACTTGGTATCCAGAGATTGAGAGAAAGTTATATGAAAGATGAAGAGGCTAGTCCTCAAGAAAGATTTGCATATGTTTCGGAATCGTTTGCGTCCAATCAAGAACACGCTCAAAGACTATACGACTACAGCAGCAAGCATTGGCTTAGCTACTCTACACCTATCCTATCTTTTGGTCGCTCTAAGCGTGGCCTCCCTATTAGCTGTTTCCTTAATTACATGGATGATAGTGCAGAAGGCTTGGTCGATAACCTATCAGAAACTAACTGGCTATCCATGTATGGTGGTGGTGTTGGGGTTCATGTTGGTATCCGCAATGGTGACGACAAGTCTACTGGTGTTATGCCCCACCTCAAAATCTATGATGCCAGTTCCTTGGCCTACCGCCAAGGCCGTACAAGACGAGGTAGCTATGCTGCCTACCTAGACATTCACCACCCTGACATCATCCAGTTCTTGGAGATGCGTAAGCCAACAGGTGATCAGAATGTACGCACATTAAACCTGCATCACGGCATCAACATCACTGATGAATTCATGACCATCATTGAGAAGGCCATGAAAGATCCTGACTTTGATGACAGCTTTCAACTTAAGAACCCTGCCAATGGTGAGGTGGTAGAGACTGTGTCTGCTAAGTATTTGTGGCAGAAAATCCTAGACCTTCGCATGCAGACAGGTGAGCCATACTTGGTGTTCATTGACACAGCTAACAAGGCTATGCCTAAGTGGTTGAGTGACAAAGGCTTGAAGATTAATGGCAGCAATCTGTGTACAGAAATCTTCTTACCTACTAACGAGAAACGTACAGCAGTGTGCTGCTTGTCTTCCCTCAACCTAGAATACTACGATGACTGGAAAGATGACAAGCAATTCATTTTGGATGTTATGGAAATGCTAGACAATGTCTTGCAATACTTCATCGACAAAGCACCATCAACAATTGCTAGGGCTAAGTACAGCGCAATGATGGAGCGTAGCATTGGAGTTGGTACTTTAGGCTTCCATGCATTCTTACAAAAGAAAGGTGTAGCCATCGATGGTGTGATGGCTAAGAGTTATAACAATGAAATCTTTAAGCACATTCATTCTTCGTGTCTACTTGCTGACTCTGTCTTGGAGCAGCAGCGTGGTAGTTGTATCGATGCTGGTCACGGCAATATTAATAGAAGGTTTAGTCATCATACTGCTATTGCCCCTAACGCTAGTAGCAGCCTTATTATGGGGAATACTAGCCCTTCAGTCGAGCCGTACAGAGCGAATGTATTTCGCCAAGACACGCTCAGTGGGTCATTCGTTTACAAGAACAGGTTCTTGAAAGCACAACTTGCTGCACTGGGTATGGACGATGATGACACATGGGCATCCATCATCAGCAACGAAGGATCTGTACAGCACCTAGACATCTCTGAGCAATTGAAGGAAGTGTTTAAGACTGCTATGGAGATTGATCAGCGGTGGTTGGTTGAGCTTGCAGCAGACAGACAGAAATACATTGACCAAGGCCAGAGCATTAACCTGTTCTTCCATGCCAATGTATCCATTAAATATCTACATGCCATTCACTTCCTTGCTTGGAAGAGTGGACTGAAAAGCTTATACTATCTTCGTTCAGAGAAGGTGCGTAAAGCAGATAAGGTGGGTGCTCAGATCAAGCGTCAGCGTATTGAAGACGACATTGATTTGAAGCAGGTGGCAGAAGGTGAAACTTGTTTAGCATGTGAAGGTTGATATGGTAAAAACTAAATTAGATATTACGCAAGAGCGTACAACATTCAAACCCTTTAAATATCCTTGGGCATATGATGCTTGGCTGCAACATGAGCAGAGCCATTGGCTTCACACTGAAGTGCCTATGTCTGAGGATGTTAAAGACTACAAGAAACTAAGCAGCAATGAGCAGGAGTTTCTAACAAAGATCTTGCGCTTCTTTGTGCAGGGTGACTTAGACATTGGCAGTGGTTATCATGACCACTACATTCCAGTGTTCAAGCAGCCGGAGGTGCGGATGATGATGAGTGGCTTTGCAGGTAGGGAAGCCCTTCATGTAGCAGCCTACGCTCACCTCATTGAAACCTTGGGCTTGCCTGAGTCTACCTACAATGAATTCCTGCAGTATAAGGAGATGGTGGAGAAGCATGACTACATTAACAATCTGAGTGCAGCACCAATGGCTGAGAAGATTGCTGCCATCTCTGCCTTCGGTGAGGGCATGCAGCTATTCTCTAGCTTTGTAATGTTGTTAAACTTTGCAAGGAATGGTAAACTCAAAGGACTAGGTCAGATCATTGCTTGGTCCATAGTGGATGAGACACAGCATGCTGAAGGTATGATTAAGGTTTATCGTGAGTATGTTAAGCACCATCAGGATGAAACGACTTCGGACCGCATCAAGGAAATTGCAGATCAAATGGTGGGTCTGGAGGATCAGTTTGTGGATC